TAATTCCTCGATAGTATGTATGGTCTGTAAAGTCATCTTCTAAATATGTTATACCAGCGTTTTCACTAGTGTAAACAGTAAATCCATCAGAAGATAAATCAATATAGTTTGCTGACCTTGTTCGCAATAACGCTAAACATTGTGACACCATAGAATTAACATCTAGTTCGCCACCATCGTCAGATACATACCTACTTATACATTCAATTCTTGTAATCGTTTCCATGTTGTATTGTGTTTGATTTTGGTCAATCTCATTGTTTGAAACTGAATAAACCCTAATGTGTGGGTAGGTTGCATTGGTAGGCACACGCCCATAGATAGGCACATTAGATGAATCAATAGAAATGTTGCTATTTAATTTGCCAATTATCGCCTTGCGTACATATTGAATAGCTTCTAACATTATCTATTAATTATATTTTTTAATCTATTATTGACCCTATCATATAAATTTTTAAACCCTATTCTAGCACTACTAAAAAAGAATGGTCGTGCTGGTAAATGTATTCTGTCTTGACTTTTACCCATAAATTGCGCAGCGTATTTATCATCGCCAAATAATTCTATTAAATCAGCACCATTATATTTACCACCTGTACCAAATTCCACATAAGGTGCATACATTTTATCAGCAACCACCACAACTTGTTTACCTCTAGCGCCAAAACTAATTGATTGTTGTAACGCCCCAGTATCTTTTGGTGCAGAACGCTTTGCAATTCTTGATATTTCAGCGCCTGTTTTTGCTATTTCTGTGGCTAATATACGCTTATCAAATGCTTTTAACTCTTTAAGTTTTTTTTGTAATTTATTATAGTCGCTTTGATTTATTTTTAAACTAACACCAAGTTGAAATAATTTGCCCATCTTAATCTATTTTAGTTGCTTTAAGTTGAACATAATAATTTAATTCAGATTGATACATTTCATTGATTCTATATTGTGCGCTCTCACCCTCTCTAATAAATATGTCGCCAACTTGAATATCATCAGCG